AAAAGTTCAAACAGATGGAGGGCGTTTCCGATGCATTGGGTAAGGCATTCGGCACATTGTCCGGAGTTTTCAATACATTTATAACCGGCATTTTAACGCCGTTGATTGATGGTTTTGTTTGGTTGATAGAAAACATCACCGGTGGATTGATTGGCGCATTATCGGCGTTGGGCGTTACAACGGAACAAACGGCGCAAAGATTTGGTGAGATTACCGAGGCCCTGGATGATCTCGAAGATGCGCAAAGGAATTCAGCCATCGCAACGGCGGAGGCAAACCGGAAATTGCAGGATGCCAGGGAAATCGCAGCCGATGCAAATTTGCCGATTCGTGATCGGATTGCAGCATTGAAAGAGGCGGCAAAGATTGAACGTGAGGAATCTTTGAAGGTTATTGAAATTAACCAAACGAAAGCCAGGTTAACAATGGAGGCGATGGCGATGGAGTTGGGCGCGCGCGGTGATTTGATTGCAAAGATTCGTGAGGGTTCAATCGAACAATTGAAAGCGGCCAGGTTGGAATTGCAGAACATGAAAAATGTCGACAAAGAAAAATTGTCGGCAATTGATAACATGATCATTGCAGCCGAAAATGAAGCGGCATCAATGGCAAAGATTGCGAAAAAAACACAATCGCAAATCACATCGATTGAAAAAGAGGAGGCCGCCAATCGAAAGGCGATTAGGGATAAAGCCGAGGCGGATAAAAAGAAAGCGCATGAGGATGAATTGGCCAGAATAAAAAAAGAACATGATGCGTATTTAGATAGAATCATCGCCGGTCGTTTAGGTGAGGAGGAGCAAAAAAACATCGATGATCGCCGAAAGGAATCAATCAAAAGTATTGATCCAGTTATCAAGGGTGCAATGGAAGCCAATTTACAAGCCATTGGCGCGGTTTCGAATGCCAACACCGAGGCATCATTAAAGAAAAGCAAAGAGGATAAAGCGCAGGCGGATGGCGTTATGTTGTACGAGCAACAAAAGCGCGATACCTATAAAATGACCGGGGAAACGTTAGGCGCATTGGGTGACCTGGTTGGCCGTCAAACCATTGCCGGTAAAGCGTTGGCAATATCGCAGGCGTTAATCAATACATATTTAGGTGTAACGGAAGTTTTAAAAAACAAAACGATAATTCCGGAACCATTTGGAACGATTCAAAAAGTTGCATCCGTTGCAACGATCCTGGCATCCGGTTTTTCAGCCGTTAAAAATATTGGCAGAACCCAGGTTCCAGGTGGGGGCGGAGGCGGAGCATCAACGCCATCAATGGCAAGCGTTGCCGCACCCGTTTCGCCACAATCAACCGCGACATCATTAAGCGCATCAACGATTCAGAACATTGGAAATGCCGCCGCCGGTGGAGTTAACCGCGCCTATGTTTTAGATTCCGATATTAGGAATTCAGATGAACGCAATGTACGTTTGCAAAGGGCGGCCAGGTTAGGATAAAAAACAATAAAAAAAATATAAATGAAAAAATTACCCGTTTATGAAATGCTTATTTCCGATGATATGGATTCGGATTTGATGGTTGATTTCATCGCCCTGGTTGATCGCCCGGCAATTAAAAAAGATTTTGTGAAATTCAATGATCATTTCATTGAGCCAAACAAAGGCGAACACCAAACTGAATTCATTCCGCGTTGTATTTCATACGTTGTGAGTGAAGGCAAAGATGCTGAACAAGCCGCCGCAATTTGTTATTCAATGTGGGATCAGCATTTCGCGGAGGGCGTTACGCACTACACAAAGGAAGGCAAACCATACACCGGGCCAACGCATTTGGATGCATCCGGCAAATTGATGTCCGGGGCCGTACATTCGGACGATAGCGTTTATTTGTACCATGAGGGTGAATTCGCCGAATCATGGAATGATTACCCAGAGGCCGCCGTTGAGAATGCGAAAACGGCGTTAAGGTGGGTCGAGGAAAACGGATGGGGTGAATGTGGCGAGGCATCCGGGAAAATTCGCGCATCGCAAATCGCGAATCGCGAAAAGTTGACGCGTGAAACAATCGCCCGGATGTCGGCATTTCAAAGGCACAAACAGAATTCAGATCGTCCATTGGGCGAAGGTTGTGGCCGGTTGATGTGGCTATGTTGGGGCGGTGATGAAGGTATCGCATGGGCGGAACGTAAATTGAAGCAAATCGACCGGGGTGCATTCGCCATTCAAGACGAAGAAAAGCGGATTATATCCGGGCCGTTGATGATCGCGAATCAACGTATCTATCGAACCGATCCGGAGTTGGGTGATTATGAGGTATTTTTTTCACCGGAAACAATCAAGAAAATTGCCATCAAGATGGCGAAAAAAGGATTTCACAACAATGTAAATTTGATGCATAACGCCGACATGAAGATCCCAGGCGTTACCTTATTTGAAATATTTCAATCGGACAAAGCCAGGGGCATCCGACCAATGAAAGGGTTTGAAGATTTGGCGGATGGAACTTTGTTTGGTTCCATGTTTGTTGAAAATGATGTTGCCTGGCAGATGGTTAAAGATGGAATGATCAAAGGATTCAGCGTTGAAGGGAATTTCGGAATGAGGAAAAAAGATGAATACACGGAACAATTTGAAAAAATAGTTGAGATTTTAAATTCAACAACCTTTTAAATTTTGCCACAAACAAAAAAGACAATTACATGACACCCAGGCAAGCAGTTGAAATAATCAGAACAATGGTATTTGGCGATATGGAAAAACAAGTTGCAACACCGGCACCGGCCGAACCGCAAAAGTTCATGGAGTATAAATTGAAATCCGGCGCGGTTGTATCAATCGACAAATTGGAAGTTGGCGGATCGGTTACATTGAACGGAGAGCCGGCACCGGATGGCGAACATGAGTTCGAAGATGGCGCAAAGATCGTAACCGCCGGCGGATTGATTACCGAAGTAAAACAACCCGAAGTTGCGCCCGTTGTTGAGGTTGAAGTTGAGGCAATGAAAAAACTCCCTGGCATGTTTAGCGAAATGGAACAAGGTTTTGCGGCCGCAAAAACCGACATCGCAGAAATGAAGCAAACCATTGCAGAGCAAAAAAACACAATTGATAAACAAGCCGAAACATTGAAACAAATGTTTCATTTGGTGGAAACCATCGCGAATACTTCCGTTCAACAACCAACGGAAAAAGTGAAATCATTTGAGGAAATGTCAGCACTTGAAAAATTCCGCGCACAAAAAAACTTTTAATCAATGGCATTAAAAATAAAAGATGGGGTTGAGATTTGGGCCTATGGCCCGAGATCAAACCCGTTTACATCCGAATCGAATTTAAGCCAGGAACAATTGGAGCATTTGCAACAAAGGTTCCCGGATGAAATCGAGGAAACAGAAAAGAAAATTTCAAAATCTAAAACAAAATAAAATGGCAATTTCAGCAAGTATCGTTGATATACGCGGTAAGGCATACGAGCCGGTATTAGAGGAACTATTATTCGAAAACAAAACTATCGCAGATAGTTTGGTATCTTTCGAAACCGATGTTAAGAACGAAAGTATTTTCACCGAAAATACAAACGTTGTAGCATTGCAAGCGTATTCATCCGGAACGCCAACAAGTAGCGGAACATTTAATCTGGTTGATACAAACGTAACACCGACAAAGGTTATGTTTTATCACGAATTCGATCCCAACACATTGAGGCCTTCAAGGTTCAAAAGAACAATGAAACCCGGTGCATGGGAAATGATGTCAACCGAATTCGAAAGAACTGTTTTGGCCGCGTATTCAAAAGAGGTTTCACTTGACGCAGAATCAAAATGGTGGAGTGGTATCCTTGCCGGAACCAAAACCGCAATCGCCGCGTTGACACCCGGGACCGGTCAAACATCCGTTGGAGCCGCCGAGCAAACATGGGCAGCCGCGCAAACCGCTACACAATTCGATGGCGTTGTTGCAAAGATGATCTACAACAATGGCGCATTGGGAACACGCGTTAAGGTTGCCGGTACAACCATTTCAAGTTCAAACGTAGCTACCGAATACGGAAAAGTGTACGCCGCAATCCCCGCCGTTGTTTTGGCTCAAACCGAAAAGCCGTTCCTTTACGCGCCATACTCTCATAAGCAGTTCATTAACATCTTTAATGTTAGTGCAACATATCGCGATCTGTTCAGCGTTGACATCAAGGCGGACAAATATTTCTACAACGGCATCGAAATCAAATTCGTTCCCGTTCCAGAGAATTGTATCATCGCCGCACTACCTTCGAATTTGATTTGGTGTACCGATCTTGTTGCCGATATCAACCGAATGGAGATCAACAAGATTGCAAACAACCG